AATACGTGCTGCAATGATCAAACCATTTTTGTCAATTTTTGTAATAGTTGAATAATCAACAGGTGTTACAATTAATGCTTCTAATAATTTGTCTAAAACTACGCCTTCGCGCATATAAGATGGATTAGTTAAAATATCCTCATCATATGCTGTCATGTAACGCATTTCTATAGTTCCGTTACGAAGTGGATGATCTATAGGATACATCATTCCGTTACTTACTAATTTGATAATTTCTGATGGGATCGTACTACGCTTTTGTTGCTCGTATTGAGCCTTTGCTAATTGTACTAAATCTTGATTTGCAATTCGGTCTGTCATTCCACTCATTTAAACTCCTATAACTTTATTATAAATATGTGCGAACATAAAAAATGGGGGTGTTTAGCCCCCATATAAATGCATTCTTAGTATTGTAATATTGCGTAATCGTATTTCAATGTCAACTCAATTGTTACAGCTTCTTCTGTTCCCCAATCCATTTGACCAAAATTTGCTTCAGAGATAAAAGCACCTTGCAATGTCCAGTTTTCAATCTTTTCACCTAATGCAGATAATGAATAAAATTCTATATTGCGTTTGTAATCTGATGAATAACCATCGCGACCTGTTAATGATTCGTGGTGGAAACGTACCCATTCCATTACATTTTGTGCACCTTCACTTGTAATAGGATCATACAATGTGATAGAAACATCATTCCAACGGCTTTTTCCTTTAACCTTGCGGTCAACGTTGATATGATCTAAAACAATCTCGCCATTTGTCATTGATGGACGAGCTGCTGCTTTAATTAGATATGCAGGTATATTTGTTCCAGCTAATTGCATGATAAATCTATTAGCATATTTCGGTTCCCACGAAAATGCACTATCAAATAAATCACTTTGGCTAATATCTGGTAATGTTGGTGTTAATGCCATTATGTTCCTCTTTTTGTTTTATATAAATATCGGCAAAGTAAAAAAGGTAGAACCTAAGTCCTACCTTTCTTAAAAATGTTTATTATTCTACTATACCGGGAAACTTGCTCCTGTTGGTTGAATATTGAAATCAAGAATAATAAATTCCGCAGTGCGGGTTGGTTGAAGGAATATTTGACCATATAAAATATTTTGATCAATTAAGTCCGGTGTGTTATTTGATTGATCCATAACAACACGGAATTGATATAATCCTTGTTTTTGTTTCACCATATCTAAATACGGATTAACAATTGATAAGAATCTCAATCTCGTTGCATCTGTATTTTGTTCGAATACTAAATAGCGAGTTGAAGATGCAATATATTTCTTAACAGCAATCAACAAACGACGTACATTTACGCGGTCTAATGCACTTGGACGAGCCTGTAAAGTCTTTTGACCCCAAACAACTACTCCTTCATTAGGGAAGTTCGCAATAGGGTTAACACGAGCATTATACAATGCATCGCGGTCAGCTTGTGTCAAATTGGTTTTTGTAGCACTAACTGCTGTTAAACTACCACGATTCAAACCAGCTGGTGCATACCATGGATTTGCATTTTGATCTGTAAATGCTAATACTCCAGGAAGCATTACTGATGGTGGAACAAACATTGCTACACCTGTATCAGGACGACGAATTTGAAGCCATGGCCAATAAGTTGCAGTATAGCTACTATCCAATGTTGAAACTTGATTAATTACGGTTGTAATTGAATCTGTTGCTGCATTTGAATCCATTACATAGAATGTGTCTTGACGATTTTCTGCCAATTGACGTGCTGCATTTGTTACAATTGGGTGAAGACTTTGAATGATACCTGGTGTAACAAGTAAATTCATATCATAGTAATCAGTATTGCTTAACAATGCAAATGCTTTATTATAAGCCGTTGTACCTGCCGATGTAGTTGAGTTACATGCAAATCCAAATGTATTTGCTGCAGTAATATTCTCTCCGGAATATTTTTTCAAGTTAGGTTTAGCTCCATCGAAGCCACCTTGCATTGGTACAATGAATTTACGTGTTGACAATGCAACGTTGGTAGACATAGTTGAACCTGTCAATGCACCTTGCAATGAATTTGAATATGGTGCAGATGATGGGAAGCCCAATGCTGCATCTTGACTCACATCTCCTAAATAGAAATCTGAATTGCTACCAGTTGTTGATCCAGATGTCGGAGTTGGAGCTAAATAATTCAAGTTGTTTGTTACTGAAAAATTAAATCCAAAATAAGTATTAGTATTAATACCTGTCGAACCTACTTGTGTAGTTGTATATGTTACTGGTCTAAGATTGAATGATGCAGATGCATTTGGAATAGGAGATGTAACAGCACGGAATCCAAATGGAATCAATGCATTGTTATTTGTTTTATTCTTAACTGCATTTGTTACTTCTACTCGTACATATGAAGATAAATTTTCATAATCTCCAGAAATTGTTAATCTACCATCATTGTCAATTGTTCTAACTTTATCACCAATAACACGTGCAATATAACGAGGTGATGTTGGATCTAAGTTTACATTTGTATATGTTTCAATTGCAGGTGAACTATCTGTATCAGTTACTAAACCATAATAAGGTTGAGCAGCTGGTAAATTTGCGTTGTTAACTCGACGAATCTCAACTGTAAACGTTGGATATTCTCCTGATATTGCTTCTGGTAAAGTTACAATGTCACGAATACCAATTTTTGTTTCATAGTTAACATTTGTACCATGGGACAATGTATGGAAACGGAACAAGTCAACAGCCGTACCACTTTGTTTTTGTGATGTGATCCAAGGTGTTGATGCTGTTTTATAATCTTCAACAAATTCATATGACGGTAAATATGCTAACGACATTGTTACATGTGCTAATGTTGCAAATGCTGATGTTGCTGTCGGATTTTCATATTGAACGTAAACTGGATATTGAATTGATTTTGGTGAGTTACCTAATGTTGTAGACACATAATTATTGTCTGTACTAACAATTGATAATGGAATAGCCGAACCATTCCCTGCCAAAAATGATGAAAATCCAATTGCTGAATCTTGTGCTGCTGCGAATGCACCTGAAAGGTTCAATGTAAATGTACCATTAGTTCCAGGTGTACCTAAAGTTAAAGTACTTTTTTCAAATACATTTGATGCTCCATCGGTTGTTACCGGTTGTGTTGGGTGTAATACGTGAGTTACAATTTTAGTTGTTCCACCCGTTGAACTAGATTCAGCAAGGATTGCTAAACCACCATTCGTTAATTTATACCCATCTTCATACAATAAACGCGTTACTGTAATTACGTTTCCTGCTTTCAAATAATCTTCAACAACGAATGGTACATATGAATCATCTGTATATGATCCAAATTTACTAACAAATTCTCCGTAATTTGATATTTGAGTAGGAATTAGTGCAGGTCCTTTTAGTGTCGGTCCTACAATTGATGCACCAATTTGTGCAATTCCACCAGCTAAATACGATTGATCTACTTCATTCGTAAACACGCCAGGTGATACTATTCTTTCTGCCATTTAATACTCCTATGATTTTTTTATATAAATATGGGTTTATTGTGCTAAACCTTGATCTGGAGTAAATGTTCCTTCTGCAATATTGATTTGGCCTTCACCATATCGTTCTCGCATTTTCTCTAAAAGCTCAGATTCTTGTTTTCTTAAAGATTCGAATTGATCTAAATGTTTGTTTTGTTCTGCGGTCATTAATTCCGTTTGACGATTCAATACATGAAGTTCAATTGCAATGTTTCCTAGTGTGGTTGAATTTTTTGCAAAATCATTTCGTAATGCTTGAATTGCATCTAAATGTTCTGCGTCCAGTTTTCTGGTCATAACTTGTTTCCTTTTTCTTTTAATATAAGAAATTAATCATTACATTCCAAGCATCGTAACATCATTTGTATTGATTGAAATACCTGCAACCGTTAATATATCATTTTCCAATACGAAATCTGTTCTACATTCCAATTGCGTACCATTAGGTATATGTGATGTATCAATGTTCAGACCGTAACAACTATATTCATCATATACATTATATATCAAACTGTATGATTCACAAATTTCAATCATTATGATGTTTGTTTTTGATAAAAATTCTTTTAATGTCATAAAACTCCTGTTTTTATACTGTACTTGTATCTAATAATAAACCATAACCTCGTTTATCAAATCCAATACCCGAAGATCCTGAT